GTAGTTCAGTTGGTTAGAGCGTCAGATTGTGGTTCTGAATGTCGTGGGTTCGAATCCCACCACCCACCCTTCAAGAATTAAGCGGAAGTCTTTTAAAGACCTCCGCTTTTCTTTTTATATCATTCTATCTTACAAAACCGAAATTGAATAAGTGGCACATCTGAAAATATTGCCTACAAATAAGGATGTAATTTTCTTTGAGAATAAGCCTACTAATAAAACCAGGCTCGCTTACTTTTGATAGAATGGCCTTTTCTTAACAACAATTTATATTCATATTTGCTATATATTGCAAAGTGTTTAGTTCTTTGCACCATTAGTGTTGATGCTCCGCACATCTTGTGCTATTGGTCAGCACCACACGTGCTGAGCATCACTACATCAGTTAAAGATAAACAATAAGACCCGTTAAGAGTATTATCATAGGTATATATAATAAAGTAATATAACTTAATCCGGCAAAACGAAAAGTAGGTGCGTTGTAAAACGAAAAGTGATATTTTGATGCAAAACGAAAAGTAACAATTCTCAACACGCACGCAACATTAAAAAGGTGGTAAATTCTTGCAAGACTTGGATAATTCTGCAAGATTTTGCCACCTTTTAGATTATACGTTGAGTTCAAACTTTATATCTTCATTACCATTAAGAAGTTCTTTTGTACGCTCTATATTATTTTTATAAATGTGCACATTAGCAAGATTGAGCGTTATAGACTTCAACGGAAGTTCTATTTGCCTTGACATTAAGTAAAGATGATAGATATCTGCTGGAAGACCTAAGTTCGCATCAGAGCTTCTCTGAAAAGCTGATATTACAAGTTCACCTTCATCTATTTGGAACTGTACAAGGCTAAGACATGGTGCTTGATTAGTTTCTGCACCAGTCTCGCCTAAGAACAATACATAATTTTTGCTGCTACGCTTTTCACGATTTATCTTCTCTATTAGTGGAGGTAATTTCTCCAGATATGTAGGATAACTATTGACAAGAATTGAACCACAATAATCCCACCAAGCAATACCTGCCTTACGATACTTTTCAATCTGCCTTTCACCTTTCATGAAAAGTTGTAGCTCATCCTTTAGCTTCCTACGTGCTATATTGTGAGTTTCGAAGATGTCGAGTAAGTCTGAAGGAGTAAGTGTTAACTGTTCGTTCAACAGATACCTAATTTCCCCTTTCTTGTTACACTGTTACTTTCCTGTATGAATGATTCTGTCTAAAATATTGTAGTATTTATTCATCGTTTTATCAGCATTTGAATAGTATTTAACCAGCATTCTTATACAGCATCATATCTGTATAGGTTGAATTATAATTCATACGAGCATTGAATTCTACCTTAGTACACTTCTCAAATGGATTGCCGATATGTTTATTTCGACCTATCCAGTCACAGAGTTCAAGAATAGACGACTTATTGCTTGTGAAGTAAACAAATGAATGTCCAGCAAGAACTGACAGTACATCGAGGTAATCTGCAAGCTTCCAATACATCTTATAAGTACCAACTTCGGTACTGAGGTAAGGAGGATCAACCAGGAATACAACATTTGGAGTATCCTTATACTGATTAAAAACTTGTTTATAGTCTGCTGAAACAATTGTTAAACCATCTAAATAGCCATTACAAAGCGGATAATCAGTAGAGCGAATATTGTTATACAACGTCTCCTTATTCATGTCGTCAATATTCAGACAATATTTCATCGAAAATAAGAGAGAAGAGGATATTGTGATGAAATCCAGATAACCATAACGCTCTTGATGCTTAATTAAGCACTCAAATATCCATTTACGTGCTTCTCCTACGATAGGTTTATGCTTAGGCAAATCACAAACTACCTTTCTAAGCTCTGAGAGTAGCTCATTAGTCTGTGACACGTGCTCCAGACGTAGCCTATATCCATCAAAATCATTATACACGACTTTAGAATGTGGTTTCTCGGACTTTGTAATATGCGATAACAAGCCACTGCCTCCGAATAAATCAACAAATGTTGTTCCGTCTGGGAACTGTTCTAACACCTTCTTAAATTCTTTTGCAAACATCCGCTTTTGACCTACAAATGGAAGCGGAGCGGAATAATACTTTTTCTTTGTCATGATGCAAAGGTCGTGAGTTTTTCTTTCACAAACATAAGCGTATATACTGATTACACTGCAAACAAATTGCAGTCGGTTTGAAATCGCTTAATAAGAGCATAAACTTTACGCTCGCTAATAGCGTATTTCTCTGCAAGAACTGCCACTATGTAAGAAACCTTTTCATGATTTTCCAACATATGTCTATATTCTGTATATAAATTTATATATTTTGCGTCATCCAATCTAACTCCAGCAATATGGAGGTTTCTTAATAGTTCCCTGTTAATTTTTACAATCTCAATTATCTTCATATCTAATAAATTTCGTAAATTTGCAACGCCAATCACTTTTATTATACAATAAAACGCCACAAGAGCGAGCGAGGATATTTGCCCCCGGTCGCGCTCTTGTGGCGTACATTGTTTAAAAGTGATTGGCGTTGCTTATTAACAAGGCTGGGGGCTTTTTATAAATTACCCCAAAAGATTCTCAAATAAGGATTTCTGAAATAAAACATTTATCCTATTTTCTGTACGCTCACATCGTGAATCATTACAGGGCGTAAATGATTGATATAACTGTTGTCGACCAACGTATCACGCTCTATCTTGACACTGATTTCCGTATCAGAGCTATCAATATCAAATTCAAAGTAGCTTTCAGACCAACCATTGTCGATTATAGCGTGTTGAACAGCAGACTTATTCAATGTTACAATCAACTTTCCGCAATTATAGTCAGCAGGACGAACGGTAGCTTTCGTTGCATCTACATACTCTGAGTTCTCATCTGATGTGCCGACAAAACGCTTTGTTGCATACTTTGGGAACATCTGCGCAATAACACGCACGGCAACCCTTGATACTCCTTTTTCTATAGTAATAGTTTTGCTACAACTATCACCGTCAACTTCAAGCTGTATATGCTTCTTCACATCGTTGTAACGTGTGTAATTTGCCATTGAAGCAGGGAAAGCCTTTACACTTGCGCCACCTCCGAACGTCCAACCGCTTTCAACGCTTGTCTTATCCATAAGTTCTGTGCCAAACTTACGCAACTTGTTCTCTACACCTTGAACAGGCTTAGCAATACCATTATACCCACTTACAACAGGTTTTGCCATCGTCCAACTTTCCTCGTCTGCATAATTTACAAGCACACGCACCTTGTCATAGTCTTGCAAGATATGCTTCTTGCGGAAATCCTGTACAGACATATCAATAACGCTATCTTCATCGTTAGCCGTAAATGATACCACACCATCAGAATAGTCAAAATTAGTCGCCCTCCACTCAGTCACACCCTCGTTAATGACAGCGTAATAAACAGCAGTCGGACGTTTTGACGAAATTACACTGAAAGTAAACTTATCAATCAACATCTGCTCAAGGATAATTTCAAACAAAGCCCACTTGTAGAATGTGACATCATCTCCATACAGGAAATGATAAGTTTCGCTGTCATACACTCTGTCTGTCATTGCGATAGTTGGCTCAGGCACAGAGTGATTTCTGTTATCCATGTTATCAATCTTCTGAACAGGCGTTATTCCATTCGTACCCGGCATAAGACCTCTAAAGAACTTCAAACGCTCCTCGTTACCTTGGTATACCAAGTCCGTAACGGTTGGATTTCCGTTCTTATAGGTTTCACGCACCTTATAAGCCTTGATGCTCTTAGAAAGCGACAACCTGATTAACAAGTCTGCGTGCATAAGAAAAGGCGAAGAACATCTGTAACCGCCATGAACACCCATAAACTTCTCAACAGTACCCTTATAAGGCAACGTTCCATAACTACCACTATGTGTTAACTTGTCATGAATTACACTAATAGGAGAAACAAGAACATCAAAGTCTTTTGCAAAAGCCTTAATGCAAGCATCATAAGCTTTTGCACCACCCAACAGTGGCAAATGATTGTTGTTTTCGTACTGACCTATTAATGAAGCGTCTTCACCTCCGAGAATCATCTGTGCGCCATGCAGTCTTGTCACTGCATACGCTTTCTTTAACTGATTGTACAGATTAAGACCACCTGCTGGCGTTCCGTTTGCAGCGTTGCCCCAAAGGAAATATGACGGCTTAAAAGACCAATTACACTTTCTCGAAACTACAATCTTTGTCTTTGCGCTGTCATAGTAAATCAAGTCACCTTTCGACACGTTCTCGATATTCGTTTCTAAATTTCCACCGCTCTTTGCAGAGTTTACGATATTAACGTCTACAAGGTCGTTAAGGCGTTCTACCCATGATAGTGTCTTAAACTCCTGCCCACACTGCGACAATGAGCTTCCCAAGGTTACGACTGATTTTCCGTCATTGTAACTTGTTGAGTTCCCTTTTTTTAGTCCCTCAAAATCGCCCTCCTTGATAAGCTCAATTAATGACGGCTCCATCTTATTCTTAGGTGTGTGAAATTCATAATAGAATAACACGTACAGGTAATCTGCGTCAACTGGAACATCAACGAAAAAATCCTCACCTGCTTTAGCTTTTACTTCTCCCCTGTAATTCTGTGCGTATGTAGGTGATATTTTTGTCTGTTGTAAGTTTTCGTCGTCAACAAGGAATGTATATTCAAAGCCTTCTGTTGGGTTTGCTCGTAAATGCACTCTCTCATACTTCTTAACAGGCACTAACAGATGCTTATACAACCCGTTTCCCCATTTTCCTAACACAATCTTGTGTGTTCTGACTGTCGCGCCACTACCCTTCGTCACAGTAATCTTCTTACCGTATAACTTTTCCCTCAACGAAACCGCTGCCCCAGCTGCTTGTGCACTATCTTGCACTTTACGTTCAAGTTCTTTGATAGCATCTGATACCGACTTCTGCGACATTACAGATGTTGTGCTATCACCTGCCTCCTGCACAATAGAAAGCCCCGCCCCACCACTGACCTTTCCCATCAGCAGCCAGCCTGGTTTCTGATACGCATAAATATTTCCATTCTCAGAACCATCTGCGTGTGCATCATCATAGATGCTTACTAACTGACCGTAGCGAAGAGCCTTACCGTTAGTTCCAACTGGGTCTGTATCAGCCTCCATAGCTGACTTAGACTGGTAAACCTTCTTAATGCCAAGTCCATCAGTAGACTGTTCCAATGAGGCTATGTATGCTAATGTATCCTCGTGCAGCTTACCTACCTCTTCAGGTGTGATGCTATCTACTTGACTTTTCTCTTTGAGTTCCTTTGCTCGCTTGAGCAAACTATATATTGTATCCATTATTACTTTTTATTTTGGAATGATGAAATATGTGTTAATAGGACAGTTAGCAGGAGATGGAAGACTGGATGCTCCCAAGTTTCCTATGAGTTTTCCTTTTCCCGATAGCACTTGGATGTGAACAACCTGCTCCTGACCATTGTCTGAGCTTACTCCTACAACAATAGCACCAGAGACAACAGGTGGTACTGACACTCGTGTCGTAGGGTATTCGAAGATTACTCCAGGACCATCAGTCCATTCTGACTTGTCACTTCGTACATCAACCTTTATAATAGTATAGTCAGATCTCACTTTAGATTGTATTTGTCCTGAGTAACCATTCCTCAGTACCCACGGCATATCCTTATATTCTGTTTCAGACAACTTAATAACTATTGATGGAGCTATAAGGTCAAAGAGCGTTTTCAATTCACTGACATTAAAGACACCTTCTGTCTTTTCAAATGTTAAGAAAGCCTCTGCAGTTTCTCTACAGGCACGTTCCTGGCCATCCTCAAATGTGCGTACATCAGAAGTAGATTTTCTAACACCAACATATAATGGATCATTCCAACTATGAGCAACCAGTGTAGTTTCCTTTATCTCATAAATGATTCCATCAAGCACCAACCAGTTCTTCTTAGTTTGAAAAGTAGTAGTCTTATCCCCTTCATTAAGTTTCTTCAACTCTCCTTGGAAGCGTTCAAGCAGAAAGGCTGATGTGTTAGCACCAAGAGCCTGAAGAAGTGCAGACATCTGATTGGTTGGATTCTCCTGCAATGTTTTGAGATCATCGATGTAGAGGGGCTGTCCACCCTCACTAAAGAGCATCTTATTCATATTCGTATATTTCTATGCGGAAAGAGCGTCCCGCAGGTTTATAATGATTCAATAGGTTTAATATAGTTGTCAAATTATGCCCTCCATACTTGTCTTCTGCAGCATCTATTGATGTGCATAGGAATGACGGTACATAGACAATGAAAGAAGGCTGCTTAGGGACATCATCATACGCTCTGACATACAGCGGAGGATTACCACTCACATAAACAGGGGTCAGACCTTCACTCTTGAAATGTAAAACAGTCTGTACTCTCTGATCAGCAGAGACGATGTAAATTTGATGCTCTGAAAGAAAGAAGGCATCATTTAGGATCTTCTCTATATACTGAACACCTGCCGTTATGTTGAGACGATTCAACACGTGAGAACGGTAACTATAAAACCGGTTATACAAATCCCTTATTCCACGCAGCATCGCTTTAAGTAGTGCTACGAGCACCTTGCTTCTCAATATTGGAGGCAACAACTGAAAGCCAAGTTTGATGATATCTAATTTATACCACATAGTTCAATGTATTTCTTAGGTTCACAGTAACAAAACTTCCACCAACAGCGGTGTAATTATTACCGCTGATTTCTTTATATATAGTCCCATCCGTGCTATACTTACAGATATGTAGCTCTACGTCCTGCACACCTTCCACATTCTGTATAGCATCAACCAATTTCGTTTTGTTGAAAGTGCCTCCATAGATAATCTTTCTGACATAGACGTTCACAGCATCCTCTACAGCATAACTGCCGTCTGCTATTCTTACACCTGTTCTGTCAATCACCAATGGGTCGACGTGTATAGTTGCATTGATACTTATTCTATCTGCAGGCAACGAGCGAATAGAGAGCACAACACCTGCTATTTTAACGCGGTTCAAATACTGTTTGAACGCTGTTAGAACATCATCTGAAAGAACTGCAGGCTGCCCACCTGTTTCACCTGAAGCAAGTATCTCTACAGAAGAGCCTCTGTCACGTACAGCAACATATTTGACGACTCGCTTCTTCTCAGATACCTGTTCATAGCCATATTGCTGTGTCGCCTCATTAAATATCAAAGCATCACCATACTGGAACTCTTTTGCTATCTTATAGTACCAAGGTACACTTGCTACTACTGCACGACTGATTTTATCGTCTACATCCGCCTTGAACTGGTCGAACAGAACCTCCAGTATATGGCTACAGGCAGCCACGATGTAAAACAGAATATTCTCGATACTAACCACAGAGAAACTATCATAAAAGGTATCGTTCTCCGATAGTCCGTATCGTTCTCTTACTGTACTATCCGCCATAAAGGCATTTGTCATTGTTTGTTTTATCTCTGCTATACTACGAGCCATATTTTGTTTACTTTAATTGAACTGTGGCGAGAACTCACCACTGAATACCCTTAACTTGACATCCGTCATACCTCTCTCTGTTGCTGGAGATACATCATTAGCCTTGCAATACTGTTGTATTAATCGGTTAAAACTTACGTCAGGAAGTTGCAATCTGCTTCCAGCCTCTAACGTATCAGTCATACCAATAGCATTAGCAGCAGCCAAAGCAGGCAATGCTTCCAGCGAGCCATACTCCTGTATAGCTATGTCAGCCAAGGTCTGACCATCTTTCACTTCAACTTCCATCTTATTACGAAATAAAGAGCTAACATCATAAGAACGCCGAATGTAACAAAACCAGTTTCCATTGCTCGCTTTTGAATCCAGCTCAATTCTTTTTCCTTGTAAACTATCTTTGGCTTCTCCTTATATTGTTTATGATCCTTATCGTGTATGGTTATGTGGGTTGTGTCATGCACCGTTGTAAGACCTTTTATCTCCGCACCTGGAAGGCTTTCTAATATATGCGTCAAAACACCGTTATGTATTCTTGCCGTTGAGCGATACAAGGCATTCTGCAAAACAGAAACAGAGTCTTTCGTTGCACACTCCTGGTGATACTCTGGCAACTGCAGTGATACAGGTGTAAGCCGTTCTGTAACTCTTATGGTATCATGACTGATAACGTGCAGCGTGTCGGTGCTTACACTCTCTACAGGCACATAGACTTTATGCGAGCATGCAGAGAAAAGGAAAGCAGTAAGAATAACTGCTAATAATACTTTTAATGTTTTCATATCGGTGTTGTTAGATGTTTGCGTATTCTGCCTTTGCATCGAAACAAGGGCAAGCCTTGATATACTCGTTTGAGGTGATTCTACCATCATGGTTCAAGTCAGGCGAGAAGTCACGATGTCCTTGAATTACAGCTACAGGATATTTCTTGTGCAGCATACTAAGCAGTGTGAGAAGACTTGCTTTCTGTGCATATGTGCGGTTGTCTGCTGGCTTGCCCATTCTGTCTATACCTCCAATATATGCTACATTGATAGAAACGGAATTAAAACCCTTCACGCCATTGCTCACCTTGTCTTCATCAAGCAGCTGGGTGATTCTGCCATCTGGTGCTACGACATAGTGGTATCCAGGATTAACCCATCCTTTACGGAGGAATTCCTGTCGTAGGCTCTCAATAGTCTGTGACTGATGACTCGCTGTACAGTGCACTGCAATATACTTAATCGTTCTCATTCTTCCTCCTTTCCGTTCTTAGAGTTGACAACTCGGTCGATGTAATTTCTCACGTCGCCCCATTTACTCTGAATGTAGATACCCACACCGAAGATTGAGCCGGCATAGACCAAAGTCTGCGACACATACCACAGCACGCTGTCTTTAACATCGCCCCCATTAAAGAAGAAACTCAGAAAAGCCATTGCCACACCACTTGCAAGCAGAAATATGGCTGAGCCGTATTGTATCCATTCCTTCGTGTTTCTTTGCATATTGCTTAAGTTTAATATTGTGCATCTATTTCGATGCTTTTGGTTGTTATTTTTATATTAGTCACAGTTTGTCTGTCCATCTCTAATTGCTCTCTGATGAGCGTTCTCCAATAGATAGGATCATTGTCAAGCAGCATATCACTGATGCCACAGCCAGTCATCGGTCGTTCTTTCAACTCTCCCTTATGTAAGTGAAGAATCAAAGCCTGATTCTGATGCAGCGTGTCACCGATAACCAGACCAGAAATAATCTTCCCGTCTGGTCCTCGATGCGGTTGTATAACCACTTCATAGTCTATCAATGTAATACCTTTCATATCAATGTTTGATAGTTACGTCTTCATAATCAGTTTTCTTAAACTCCTGTGCCTTAGTCAGAGGTGGACCAGTTGGTCCATGAGTTCCTTGGTGTGTATGGCTATTGACAGCTTTAACCAGGTCATTAAGTTTCTTGGTTAAATCTTCAATATTAACCAGTCCTCCAAGCTTACCTCCATTTATCGTTATAGATTCAACATGATCCACAGCTAAGACGACAAGGCTTGAGTAGTCTCCTGACAGACTCCCAATGATGACTGCAGTACCAACTTTTGGAACTATCAGCATCTCTCCATTATCATCTGTTTCAGATGCACGAAGGCGAACATCTGGTACGAGAAGGCTTCCAATTTCCACGTCACAAGTGCTACCGCTTACGCTCTTAACGATACCTTGTAGTACAGTCATCTCCTGTTGTGGTGCTACACCTCGCAACCTTTCTCTTAATTCCTTATATTGATCCATATCTTTAGCTCAATCTGAATCCAAGTTCTATTTTTCTCTTACCACCGTCTCTACTGAAAGTTGTTGTTACTGCTCTTACAAAGTAGCAGCCATCCTTACGTGGATAATCCGTATCATAAAGCCACGCCATATCGCCAGGAACACATTCAGGTATGAGCCAAGTTGTGATACTTCCGTCATAGCCGTCAAAACTACGACGTTTAACTTCAAGTTCGCCACGAAGTTTCATACTTGCAGCATCAGAAGTAGGACATTTTATTTCTACCTTCTCACCACCAGTAGCTCCGACCTCTACCTCTTTTACAGTTCCGTCAGGAAGAAGAGCTTTGACCACTACACGAACCTTGCGATCAGCTGCTTGTCGATAGGTCAGATTAACCGCCTCCACATTCAGCGCAAAGTTATAAAAGCGGTTCACCCCGACAACCTCACCTGGGGGATGTACGTGTAAAACGCCATTAGAAAGATATATATCTGCACCACATTCTTCCTGCACCTTCTTAAGTACATCATATCCAGTAGCATTGTGAATGACAAACTTAGCATAGGTCCAGCTGTAAGAGCATTGAATAGAGTAGTTCTCCCCAATTCCCTGCACCATCTTCTTAAGAAGATCAGCAAGTGAAACTTTCTTCAGTACTTCGTTTTTGAGTTCCTTACGAAAGGTGTACAGATCATCCTCACAAGTCAGCTTAATATTGCCACCATCTGTACTGATTTGTTGCAGCCAGCCAGTGAACTCCTCCTTTAAGCCTTCTTCCTTATATCCAAAGCGAATAATAACCTTATCACCTCTGTGAAGTTTGTCTTCAACATCCAAGGCTACATTATACTGCGCACCTGGTAATGTTATAGTTGCCGTATCAGCAAGTAGTTCGACACTTCGATGCACCTCAACACTGTCAAGCATTCCAACGTGCCAGCCTCCTATCTCTATGTCGTAAGCCATTGTGTACATATAAGCCTATCGTTTTAAGTCCTGCTGATTTAAGAGAAGTTTATATATGTCATCACTATATGCCTTTAGCGAATAGTTCTGATTAGAAGAGCCACTTGTGAAAGGAATCTCCCAGCTTTCAATGACAAGATGTGATATGCCGAATATTTCCAGCAAAGGGTTTAACGCTGTCACTCGTCCAGCTTCACAGAATGAGCGTAAACGGCTTACGTCTTCCTCAGGATATTTACCATTTTCACCGATAAGGATACCTTCTATACTGATAGTATAATCATCTTGTGACCACCGCTCCTTAATGCTTCCTTTTACAGCACCTTTGTTAACGTGTCGCCGCACGATGATATTCTGACCTTGCAGACTAATCATTGGCTCAATTGGCAAAAGCCACTCTTGAGCACCACTTTCTTCAAGACGTAGACGAAGAGGTAGTTGCATTGGTATACCAAGTGCATTAGTGCGAACAGTATCCTCCAACTCCTCATCACTCATTGACTTGATTTCATTATATTCCTCTTTGTCCACCTCTCTGAGCTTATTCACATTGAACAGCCAGTAAGGAGGAATCTTGTTACCTGTAACTCTCAGAGCTATGTTTTCGAGTGCAAATCGTGCTATCTTGTTCATCTGTCTGTACTTGCTGCTATAGCTAACGCTCGGTTCATACTTTGCAGAATAGTTCGCTCAAGTTCCGCAGTGTCAGTCTTATCGTTCATATAAACATTGATATTATCGAAGAATTTTCCGATGTGCATAGTGATGGAAGTGTTGCGAGTGCCACCTGTAGCGAGTTCCTCAGCAGACTTGCGACCACCTTTCTTACCACCCTTTTTACCTTTCTTTCCTTTCTTGCCTTTGCTTTCACCTTCTCCAAAAACGACAGCACCTGTGCTACCACTTAATCCAGGGGTACTTATCTTATTTTCTTTCTTAGCAGAAGATGTCTTTTTATCCTTTTGCTGTTCTTGTCGAAGGTGTGTCTGAAAATTCCCTCCAACACCACTCACAAGTTGTTTGGTTCCATTGATAGCCTTGGCAGTACTTTCAACTCCAGACAACTTCTTAAACCCTTGCATTGCAGAAGCTGCTGCTCCTTGAAAGTCTCCAGAGAATAGTTTCTTTAAGGCTTCACCGAGCTTACCAAGTCCTGCAAGCATTTCGTTGAAGCGATTGATGATATAATCCTTGATGATATTACCAAAACCCTTTAATGTGTCCCACATTGTCAGGATAAAAGCGCGGAATCCAGCAAACTTATTCCAACAATAGACAACTGCTGCGACTAAAGCAGCGATACCTATGATAATAAGTCCGATAGGGTTTGCATCCATCGCAGCATTGAGCAACCATTGAACGCCAGTCCATATCTTCGTTACAGTTGTCACAACACCGATAGCAGCTGCATAAGCTGACATCGCTATTGCCTGTGCATTAAAGACTATTGCAGCAACACCAATGACAGACGACAGAGCTAATATCTCCATCTTAAACCGTGATACAAACCCTATAACACCCTCTATCACATTGATAACCTTTGCTATTGCTTCAGCAATAACAGGAACTATACTTATAAAGAGATCAAGAGCTTGAGATACGTAAGGTTGAATCTTATTATAAATATCAACGGCTAATTGAATAAACGTGTCTTGTAGCGTAGCAAATTTACCTGCGACTGTCTGAGACTGCTTATCCATCATACTGAAAAACTTTCCACCTTCTCCAGAAGCGTGTTGAATTGCCTGCACAACATTTTCAAAGGTGATTTGTCCCTTTGACATCCTATCCTGCAACTTCGCATAAGATTCACCTGTCATCTTAGCAAGTTCTTGCAATGGATTAAAACCTGCATTGATAAACTGCAGGTTATCCTGCCCAGCTAACTTACCAGCTGCTGATACTTGACCAAGCACTAATGATAAGCTTTGCAAAGCTTGCTTATTTCCTCCAGAGATATCTCCTAACTGTTTAAGAAGTGGTAGAACTTTTCCTGTCTCCACTCCGAAGTTAAGCATAGTCTTCGCATTTTCGGTCAAGTCTAACTTACCAAAAGGTGATTCAGCTGCAAACTTGGCAATTTCAGAAAGCATTCCTTTAGCTTTTGTCTCACTTCCTACTAAGGTTGTAAAGGCAACGGCTGTTTGTTCTGCTTCAGCACCTATCTTGGTAATAGCACCAATAGCACCAGCTGCAAGAGCATAGGGATTGGTAAGGAGTTCCATACCAGGAATGGACATCAGCGAACTCTTGAGTGTCGAAAATGAAAAAGCCTCACGCAGACGTGTACCAGTAGTACGTGCCTTACGTGATATATCGTCCAGCTGGGTGGAAGTCTGACGAGCAACCGTCAGAACGTTACCACCATCTGCTTGTAGTTTTATTAAAAACTTAAGTACGCTGTCCATTAGAGTCCTTTTCTATTTTTCTTATCTCTTTGAGTGCGCTGAGCGTTGATGCCCATTTCTCGTCTGGCAGGAGTTCAGGATCAATGCTTAGGTAGTAGCGCAGCATAGTATCTATGAAGATAATATCCTGAGCGTTATCGAAGTCATCAACCCCGGCCTCCTCTAAAGTTTTTTTATCTCAGCCTCCTTTACCTTCAAGACCTCATCCATCTTCGCAACTACAGCCATGAAGAGTTCATCATTGGTTTTGATTTCCTCATCACCTGCAACCCAGAGCTGCTTCAACATGACCTCGCTCATCTTGATAGGGTCTTTGATTACGCTGGCATAGCTCAGATCTTGACGTGTAGGCTTGTGCAATACACAAGATTTGCCCTCTACGCTGATTTCAAACAAATCACCATGCGTGGCCTTCCACTTATTAATGTCTTCTGTTGAATATTTCATATCTTTGATGTTAATTGTTATAAACTCTTCTGGTCAATGTAGATGAATGGCAGTGACTTCTCTTGGAACTTGTCACCTTGCTTCCATTCTGTCTGATCTTCCGTCAACTCCACACCTTTGAGGATGTCTGTTGTAATTGGATCACCGTTTTCAGGATTTCCGTAAGCTACAACGATATCAAAGCTCATATTGAGGATGTTGCCATTAGCAGCACTCTTCAATGCTTGATACTCACTCTGCAGTAGGGTAAGTTCACCACTATAGTCTACATTGCCATGCTGAATGCCATGAGGCTTATTACCCTTAGCATACAGCAGTTCCTTCTCTTGCTTCGAGCCATATTTCACACCTCGAAGACCAGTTACAGGACGACCTGCAACAACTACGGTCACATCTGACCACTCGTATTCCTTAGTATTTACCATGTCTATACTGTTGTTACTTGAAAACCAAGGTTGACATCAACATAGCGAGCATAACCAAATGAACGAACCTTCAATGTCATTTCAATCTTTGAAGTCGCTACTACATTCTGTTTGGGGTCTATGTAGCATGAACAACCTTCGCCGTTATCACTGGCACTCAATTCTCCTGCAGCTGTCATAGAGCGATTAACAGCGTTCTCTACAGTCTGCTGCCAGCTTGTAATAACTCCTGTCTGCATTGTGCCGTCAGAATTGATTTCCAACTCATCCAGCATCATATCCAACAGTGTGTTATAGGCAATGCGATAAGCCTTATCAATGACACGGCGGTTTGACAGATGAGCATAATCATCAGTCTCGACACACGCCAATCGGTCGTCGGCAAAGAAGTAACCACTGCGCCCAACATACTTCCGTGCTGTGATATAGCCCTTATCGTGAATAGAAGAGATAACTTCACTATCCTCTTCTACCTTCTTTTTGCCAACATAGAGCAGAGTTGTTTTCAATGCTCCATTCTTGACACGACCAATATTACGCTGCACTGGAAGACTTGCTAAGCGACCAGCTAAAGTACCGACACATGCACCCTGTGAGTCAGCTTCCGTATCACCCAATAGAACACCAACACGATTGTACGTTTCATTGCTAAGGTCTTTCAGTGTTGCACCTGTATAGCCACGTCCTTCCAAGATGAAGAATAAAGGAGCATACAGGTCAGTTGTTGACCATTCTGCAGTCTGCTGCGCCTTTGCTAAGGCTGTAAATACGTCTGCCTCTAAACCATCAGTTGCTGCAGCTTTTGTTGTGTTGTCACGTGCAACAAAGATTCCACGCAATGCTCCATTCTGGCTAACAATGAGTTTCTTCACTGCTCCAGTCTGGCGGTCGCAGAGTTCCGTCATGGTCTTAGCTTTGTCAACTCCGAATATTACCAGCTTTGTTCCATTCTCTGCTTCTGTATAGAAGTCTGAGATATGCTTGTAAAGTCTGGCGTTATTCGCTGCAGTGATGCCAAGTGCCGTCAAACTGTCTACACTCTGAATAGTATAAGCACGCTCCAGAGCAAATGTGTCATTAACAGCAGTCGCACTACACACCAAGGCGAACAGGCCGTCGGGACTTTCCCCGACGGTGCCCAGTAGGCCATTCATGTATCTAATTCTAATTCTCGGTAACATAACTCACAAGTTAAGCGGTTAAAGATTCTGCGAGAAGGTAGACACCCTTCTTGTCGTAACGACGTACACAGCCACCAGTACGGAGCAAGAAAGAGTAGATGTCACCATAGTACAGAGGATTATCTGTTGAGTCAAACATCTTGACCTCACCCATAGCACGGCTGACAGAATTCTCTTGCCAAGCAAGAGCAGCTGCAAGTTCGTCTGCGGTATCTTGCTTATCCCAGCTAAGAACCTTCTTTGTGCCGTTATTAAGGCGAAGAACTCGACTTCTTTTCATGATGTTGAAGCCATAGAGATTTCCAAGGATACCCTTCTGCTGGTCAGCAGAGTTAAGGAACATAAACTGATCCTTTTCAGCAAGGTCTGCTAACAAGTCAGCATACATAAACGCGTCAAGCAAGAGGTAACGTCCCTGCTCTGGAACATTGTCTGCATCCATAGCAGTCATAAGCTTACGAACATCTGCCTTACAGATAGACTTACGCATACCTGTAGCAGCAGACGATGTATGAGCTGTGGTTTTGCTTGTACCTGACGTACTGATGATGTTTTTAGTATCAACACCCTGACCCCAACGATCAAGCAAATTGAGATAAGCAGCCTCTTGCAACTGAGCGCGGTCATTACTCAAAATAGAGTTACGCTTGTTATAGCTAAGCTCCACCATGTCGATATTTGGAATGTACACAGGGTCAGTTGTCAGCTCGTCCATATCGTACTCAAGATCGTGGTCAGTACGTTGCTTGCTTGTAGCAGGCTTCTGACTGCGGTTCCTCTCTACGTTTGAAGGAGCACCAGCGTTAGGAATGTGTACCTTGTGGTTCTCAACAAACACAGAGTCGTCAACACTCTTAGAAGCAAAGGAATTATCAGGGTAGAAGTTCTCTACGATGTCTGACTGCCAGATTTCTTTGTTTAATGCCATAGTTTCTTATCTTTTAAATTTGTATTGTATTTCTTACTCTCGATAGTCTACACCGAACTTCTCCTTGAACTTGGCTGCAAAAAGGTCCTTATTCTGGCTCTTCAAGTCGCCAAGACGTCCAGCCTTGTCAAGTTCGTCCCAAGTCTTATTGGTGAAACTGTCACCACCAGTACCATCTGGATTGATGTACGAAGCAGCACGAGGCTTAGGCATCTGCTTGATGCTGTTCAAGAGTTCTTCTGTAGTAGTACGGTCTGCAGCCATAAGCTTAACATAGTGTGCCTTCTGTTCTGCGGTAATACGACCTTCGCTAATCGCCTGATCAATGATAGCCTCCTGTTCCTTTGCTTCAGATAACTGAAGTTGCTGTTTGTACTCAGCATTGGCTGTTTCAAGAGCATCTACCTTGGTTGCCTTGTTTGCCAACTCTCTGACTTTGTTCACAATTGCAGCCTCATCATTGATATTGCTAAATGATGGGATGCTCTTTAATTGGTCTATTAATGCCATGTTTTGATAGTTTTTTGGTTGATTTGTCAACCTGTTATTGAAATATTGATATATCTCCTCATGAGTTGTTGGTGCTGGAACTCCGTCATCTTGCATATCATACACTCCATCTGCAAGTTTCATTTCAACTGCTTCTTGTGCACTTATCCAGTGATCGACCTCGTCAAAGAACTTTGCTGATACATCTTCTGCACTCATTCCGCAACGTGCAGCAATCATACCAGCAAGGTTACGTTCCAGCTCCTCCATTACTGTAGCCATCCTGCGCAGGTCTGAAGCATTGCCACACGTACCTCCGCTTACGCTATGAAGCATGAGCTTAGCATACGGACTCATATAGAGTGGCTTACCACAGAGAGCAATAATAGCAGCAATGCTGGCAGCAACACCATCAACATATATATTAATGTCTGCCGTTGAAGTGCGAAGAGCATTGTAAATGGCTATTCCGCTAAAAACATCACCACCATTGCTATTAATGCGTACATCAATCTTATCATACTGACTTTGCAAGGCAAGTAGTTCACTGACCACTCGTCCGCTGTCTACAGGCTGACCATTACCGACCTCTCCATATAAGAGGATAGCTACAGTTCCATTACCAGGTATAATGTTGAAAAAGTTTGAACTCATTATTTCAATTTTTGATGCAAATATCATGTTTTTTCTGGGAGTGACAAAATCGTAAATTCATAGCGCAAACAGCTGATTTTATGGTGCAAACAGACAGTGCTGTTATAAATAATGGATTTCAAAAAGTCCATAAAATATAAGATATTTGCAAAAGATTTAGGCAATATGACAAAGACGAATATAGACAAAAAAGGTATTGCAAAGTCTCTCTATATGGAGGGAAGTTGCACACAAGAAGAGATAGCTGCAAAAGTCGGAACTACAAGGCAGACTGTCTCTCGCTGGGTGCGTGAAGGAGGTTGGGAGGAGCTTAAAGCTTCATTTACAATCACACCTGACCAGATTATAGCACAGTTCCAGCGACAGATTATTGAAATCAACAACAATATTCAAAATCGTGAAGAAGGTAAGAGGTTTGCTACAGCTCAAGAGGCAGACGCGCTTGCTAAACTCGCTGGTGCTGTCAAAAAGTTAGAAAGTGATGTTGGTGTTGCAGACTGTATCAGTGTCGCTATGCGCTTTCTCTCATGGTTACGTCCTCTTGATATTGATGCAGCTAAGCAGTTTAACAACCTCTTTGATGCGTTCATCAAGGACCAAATGGCAAAAGCAAAATGACACAGGAAGAAAGACTTGCATTAAGGAACTGGGAAGAGTTCCATAAATCATTCATCTCTGACATGCCTGTTGAGAATGGGCTGTCAAGGCGTGACATTGAACGCAGACGAAAGGAACTGGAACAAGATCCTATTAAATGGATTCAGTATTTCTTTCCCAAGTATGCTAAATATGAATTTGCACCTTTTCACGTGCGTGCTATTCGTCGTATTATTGAACACGATGAATGGTACGAAGTGCTCTCATGGAGTCGTGAGCTCGCAAAGTCCACGGTTTCTATGTTTGTCTTGATGTATCTTGCGCTCACTGGGCGTAAGAAGTTCATTGTATTAGCATCTGCAACTATAAAGTCAGCAACACTATTACTTACACCTTTCAGACTTAATTTTGAGAACAACCCACGCATTAAGCAATTTTATGGTATTCAACAGCTTGTGGGACAATGGACAGAAACAGACTTTACATGTCGCTGTGGTGCTAAGTTTGTTGCACTTGGTGCTGGTAGTGCTCCACGTGGTGCAAGAAACGAAGCTGTACGACCTGACGTCATCTATCTTGATGACTATGACACAGATGAGGACTGCCGCAACCCTGAAACTCTTAAAAAGAAGTGGGATTGGTTTGAAGGCGCACTCTATCCAACACGTTCCATCTCTGAGCCGACCCTTGTTCTATGGTGCGGTAACATCATTGCTAAAGACTGTTGTATAGCACGTGCTGGCGCAATAGCAAAGAACTGGGACATTGTAAACATACGTGACAAGAACGGAAAGTCTACTTGGCCTGTCAAGAACACAGAAGAGCAGATTGATACTGTTCTCGCAGGAATATCTGCAAGAGCCGTAGAAGCAGAGTACTTCAATAACCCTGTTTCGGAAGGTAAGATCTTCCGTAATCTTCCTTTTGGGAAAGTCCCTGCTTTGTCTAAGTTTAAGTTCCTTATCGGATATGGAGACCCTGCTTATTCTGACAGCAAAAAGAAAGGTTCGTCTACCAAGTCTCTTTGGCTAATAGGGAAGTACAAAGGTATCTACTACATTATAAAAGGTTTTTTGGCTCACGAGACAAATGCAAATTTCATTGGCTGGTACTTTGAACTTAACAAATACGTAGGAGGCAAGGTTCCTGTATATTGGTACATAGAGAACAATAAACTACAAGACCCATTCTACGAACAGGTGTTCAAGCCGCTACTACGTGAGGAGCAGCAGCGAAGAAAAACAACTCTTTTTATACGTAGCGATGGACGAAAGAAAGCTGATAAGGCAACACGTATCGAAGCCAACCTTGAACCGATTGATCGTAATTGTCAATGGGTATTCAATGAAGAGGAAAAAGACAACCCTATGATGCAGGAGCTTATCAACCAGTGCAAACTTTTTGAACTTAACTTGCCATACCCTGCTGATGGACCTGACTCTCTTGAAGGTGGAATCACAATGTTAGATGAGAAGATGGCAGAGGTTGAACCCACTATAACTATCAGTTTTCATACAATGGATGAGCAAAATCCTTATAAGATGTGATTATGAATAACTTTATCAATATAGAAGACTACGATGCAAGTATTCACCGCGAGATACTTGATGCGCTGCTGCGTAAAGAAAGTCCAACTTATGATCCTCAGATAGTTGAGATATGTGAGGATAGAGCGGTAAGTGAGATGAGGGGGTATCTGAATAAGATTTATGATTGTAACGCCATCTTTTCCGCAAGAGGGGAAGATAGACACCCACTCATTCTTATGTTTGCGCTTGACATCGCTATCTATCATATCTTCACACAGCACAACCCTTATAAGATTGCGAAGATACGCCAGGATAGATATGAGCGTGCTATAGAATGGCTGAAAGGCGTAATGGGAGGAGATGTAACGATTGACGGTGCTCCATTGATGCCTGAAGATGAACTTAAGAACAATAGTCGTTGGCAAATACAAGCTGACGGCTTAAGACCAACATTGCTATGAACAGAAAGAAGAAAAATAGTCCTAATCAAGGCAAAATAATACAAGGTGGAATGCTCGTTCCACAAGGGATGAGACAGCCAGACATCGTGCTACAGATGCCTGAGATATTCATGTTTGACATGAATGCGTATATGCAATCTGTTAAGGCTGCAAAGGGAATAGACTTCTCCAATAGAGCACGTCTGTACGATATGTATGACAGTACTTCTCTTGACCTTCATCTCTCTGGAGTCATTGCAAAACGTATGCGAGGCGTAACTAAGATTCCTATTGAGTTTAGAAGAAATGGTGTACCTGATGATGTAATCAACAATCAAATAAAATCACCTTGGTTCAAACAGCTGAGGAAAGACCTTGTTATGTCAGAGTTCTGGGGCTTCACACTCGTACAGTTCTATCTCAATGAGGAAGGTAATATCCGTTATGACCTTATCAATCGCAAGCACTATGACCCTATACATCGTAAGCTGCTCAAGTATCAAGGTTCAATGGATGGCGTGCCTATTGATGACTTCCCTGATATGCTTTTCGTTGGGAGCGAACGTGACCTTGGTATTTATGCAGAACTTCTGCCTGCTGTACTCTATAAGCGTGGTGATATGTCAGACTGGGCACAGTTCTGTAACATCTTTGGTATGCCAATTCGTGAGTACACTTACGATGCTGGAGACGAGGACGCACGCCGTCGTGTCATTGCTGATGCACGCCGACAGGGTGCGAACGCAGCATACATCCATCCAAAAGAAAGCGAACTGAAACTTGTAGAGGCTGGCAACAAAACTGGTTCCAGCGAGCTTTATAGAGCTTTTGCTGAGTACTGGGACTCAAAGATGTCTATACGTGTGCTGGGAAACACGCTCACTACAGACGCTAAGTCAACAGGAACGCAGGCACTCGGTTCTGTACACAAGGAGGAAGAGGACGAGATGAACTCTGATGATCGTGATTTCATTCTTGACATCCTCAATTATGATATGCGTCCTATTTTCGCCTCACTTGGTTTCAATGTGGAAGGTGGTGAGTTCGTCTATGCGAAGAAAGACAAGATTAACCCAGCTCAACAGATAGACATCGTTCAGAAGCTTTCCTCAATGGGTCTTCCGATTGATGACGACTACCTCTATGAAACATTCTGTGTAGCTAAGCCTGACAACTACAAACAGCTCAAGGAGGAGAAAGAGGCTGCAAAGGCTGCATTCAGAAAGCAGCTTGATTTGCAGGGTAATGATGATGACAAAAAGAAGCAAGACAAAAACACTGATAAAACAGCGTTCAAACAGCATTTGAAAAGTTTTTTCGGACTCGCCCCAGACAAAGGGGCGCACTTCTGATTGATACGCTCTATTATGGTGAGCATTGCTCTTGCTCTGGTCATAGTCATTTCCACAACGAAAGTCCAGTTATCTCATTTAATGTTGTGCAGGCTTTTCTACGGAGAATCCATAACAAGCCTGAATTAGCTGAAGGTATTGATCCTGGATTATGGTCGGCTGTTATTAAAGTTATCAATGAGGCGACTGTGGAGGGACTTTCACAGAGCAATGCTACAAGTACACATGATGAGGAGTTTTATCGTGCCCTGCGCCATTCTAATGAGGTTTTCGCTGCATTCAAAGTACATTCGTTGGCTGGAGAGATTGCGAAGAACCTGCTGGACAGTGATGGTAAACTGAAAGACTTCCGTCAATGGGTAGATGATGTAAAGGGAATCACCTCGCATCACGTCGGTGCGTGGCTTCGTACAGAGTATGACACTGCTGTTATCCGTGCGCACAACGCTGCAGACTGGCGTGAGTTTGAACGTAACAAGGATATCCTACCTAACCTACGATGGATGCCGACGACTTCACCAAGTCCTGAAGGGAGTCATCGTGACTATTGGATGGCGAAGCTTACCCTGCCTATTGATGATCCTTTTTGGAACACGCACCACCCTGGCGACCGATGGAACTGTAAGTGCTCACTTGAAGCTACTGATGATCCTGTAAATCGTCCTGCAGATATGGATGCTCCTCTGCCACAAAAAGGACTTGAAAACAACCCGGGTAAAGATGGGCATATATTCAACGACACTCATCCGTATTTCTCAGACAAATGCAGTCAATGCTCTTTTTATAAACCTGGTGTTAAAGGGCGGATTACGACCCTCTTCATGAAGAGGAAGAAGGATTGTTATAATTGTCCTTATGTAGATGCTGCCATTCCATCTGAACAAAGAGAACAGAGACGAAATGAATATCTTGAATATAAAGATAACCCTTTATACAAAGATGTGGAGTTTGATGCCAAGAGTTCTGGACTTAAAGCGACACATGTTGAACATAGCTTTGATAAGAAAAAAGGATGGTATGAAACAACTGTTCAAGAGGTTGGCTTTCAGAATGGGCATAAAGTAGTTTTGGAAAAGGAGGATCATACTGTATTATTTAAGAAGAATACAGAAGGAACTTGGGATAATATGTTGTTTGAAATTGCTGGTGCAGAAACGGGTACTTCAAATAACATTAGACAAGCTTTGAAACATTGTGCATCGAAGCCTAATACAGAAGTCGCAGTATTGCTATTCCCAAATGATAATTTTAATTATTCCATCTTTGAAGAAGGATATAATAAATTTTATGGACTGAGAGGAACTTCACAATATCGAAAGTTTAAAGTGATATATTGTCTCAATAATAAGGGAATATTGCTAATAAAAAAACCAGAGTAAACACTCTGGTTGGAATGGAGGACGTGTCCTAATAGGGATTAAACGCTCCCTCCACACCACAAATGTAGATATTTATTTTCATTCCACAAAATAAAAAACGAGGAAAATTATATTATGGATGCAAAAGAAATAGAAAGGCGTATCTCACGTGTCAAAGACGAGATACAAAAGGAGGTGACGGATAGACTTCCTCGAAAGGTTGGTGTCGTAGCTGCAAACCACTTCAAACAGAACTTTCGAGATGGTGGCTTCACGGATGGAGGAGTTCACCAATGGAAACGTACGAAACGACAGGACGGTAATACGACGGATGCAAAATACTCTCCTCTTACCTCTCGACGCAATCATCTTATGCGTTCAATAGAGAGCGAACCATCACCTGGGCAAGTTACAATATCCAATCCTGTACCTTACGCAGCTGTTCACAACGAAGGTGGTACTATCAATACGCATCCAACTATTACAAAGCGTATGCGGCGTATGGCATGGGCTAAGGTGTATGCACTATCAGGCGTGAAAGGCAAAGGGAAACTTCCAAAAGACTTACCTTCTGGAGCTAAGATGTGGAAGGCTCTCGCACTCACGAAAAAGACAAAGCTTAATATCACAGCACGCATTCCACGACGTCAGTTCATTGGTGATAGCCGTGAGCTGACAGCAAAGATTAACAAGATGCTTGATGAGAGCTTAGAGAAAATAAAAGAACTTGTAAGTAGAACATAAATATGGAACAGACACTCTGCCAACTGATAGACTTTATCAAAGAGAAAATGCCGTCGCTTTCAGTAATTGACGAAGACTACGGACAACTTGAAAATATAGAGGACGAGGATACTGATATGTATCCGCTAACGTTCCCTGCAGTACTCATAGAAGAAGCGCAGACAGAATGGAGCGATATAGGAATGCTTGCACAGAAAGGAACTTGTAGGCTTCGCATCCGTCTCATCGTAGACTGCTATGATGATACGCACGCTACGAGTGGAACCACACAGGCTGTCAGAGAGCGTAATGAAATGCGTCACCAGTTGCACCAGCTGCTGCAGGGAACCTGCCTTGGTACTGATGCTCCACTAATGCGTAAGTCTTCCAAGTTCTTTACTTGGAAGCACGGAATAAAAGTGTATGAGATGATGTACGAGTGTACAGTGTCAGAAATGGTTAAGGAAACAAGGACGGTTCAGAAACCTTCTTTACGCGTGAAGATGGGTGTGAAGGTGTAACACGAAAGCCTGTGAAGAGCGGTGCTTTCATCTGTTTTCCATCTACAGTTTCGCCACGTTTAATCATATCACGAATGATATGCAGCACACGGCTTTCAGACAAATAAAACTCTTCATTGGAAAGTATGCGGATAGTATCATCGAAACGGAGGCGTCGTTCCTCCGTCCAGTAAAAGTAACGCTCAAATAACCTTCTGTTGCGTGCTTCTATCAGTTTACTATCCCTTCCTTTACTCATATCTGCAAAATTAACAAATAATCATCTTATTTGCAAGTCTTTACACCTTTTTATCTGCTTATTACAAATAAAAACCGCCCAAATGTGTGTTCGTACACATTAATGGGCGGTTTTATTCTTAAACAGGAGTTAGTTAATGATTTTATCTTATAACCTACAGAAGCTTGGTTCTACACGTTCCCAGACATTGGTCTTTGGATTCTTCTGATAGAAGTAGTAGTTGATAGCGTTCTTCTGGACTACATTTGCCTCCTTGAAAAGCGTCATAATCTCTGAATACTCACTATCGAACTTATCCTCCAACTCATACAGCTTAGAGATGCTCTTGTAGTCGAGGTCACCAGCCTTATTGCGTTCAAGCAGTGTCATTGCCATCTGATACATTGGATCGTCCGACCCTTTCTCGCTTTGCTTCATATAACGCTTGAGGTAGTCGATTAGACGCTCTGCAGCAAGGTCTGCACGCTCGTCAAAGCCTTTCACCTTATTACTTGAGATTTCAAGGCGAAAATCGCCATCAGTAATCGTGTAGCTGCGCTGATCTGTCTTGCGAACCTGACCATAATCACGCATCACACTTACGAAGCTCTCAACTTCACCCTGCAACCAGTCGTGGAATCCACGCACGTCAGTCACAACACGTGTCAGGCGTTGCCACACATCGTGCATCATCTCAGCACGTAACCCCTCGTAGGTCTCACGCCGCTCGATGCGGTTCTTCTTCTCTTCGTTCTGTAACTCAGCGAGCAGCCGTGCTCGCTCTTCCTTACTCATGTCTTTAATGTTCATCATTTTTGTTAATGTTTAGTTGATTGGTTTACGAGTTTACCTCTAAACAAGTTAATTGTACTAATAACTTGTCAACCTGTTTACTCGTCTTCTTGTTTACGTTTTCGAATGATTATTCTTATTTTTGTATTCAAAGCATTGAGATCATCCACTGTCAACGCTCTAAATGTTTTTCCAGCTATACGTGGGTCTTTGCAGAAAGCATCTACACGGTTCCAATCTGTCGTATCTATGCCGTATATCTGCAGCTGGTGCAGTACTCCGCTACGTGCCTTTCGTAGGATGTCATGCTGCCTGCGTCTTCGCTCGTCATAGCCCGTAATATCCTCCATCTGCCTGCACATCGCATCATACTCTTTTGCTGACATCTGACGCAGGTGAACCGTCCGCCCCTGAGTGAACTGATAGACCAGCGTTTCCTTGTCAGCACCCGGCATCTTTTTTAACAGGGTATAAAACCTTGCGTAGTTCCTGTTCGCTCCCATAGCTTTTCCTCCTTCCAATCTTTATATGCCTTACGACCAGAAGCTACAGCCTCTGTAAGATCATCGCTAAGGTCACTTTGACCGAACAATGGTATGCCGTGTATGCTCACATATAGCTCACCGTTGAATTCCATTACTTGTACGGCTTCACGTGCCTCTGCATCGAGGCGTGCCTGTCGTTTGTTCTGCATTCTGTCGGCACGTTCCTCATGCCATGTTTGCAATCTCTTCTTGAGCTTGTCTAAAAATGTTGCCATAATCTTTTAGTTTTGAATATAATATGTTTGAATTAATTTTCCGTTTCGTTTGATAAGCAGTTGAGTCTGACCATCTTCTCTCATAAGGTAGGTGCTTATATCGCTTTTCACTGCTATGTCTTTGCGAACATACAACTTAGATATAAACCAGTCTATAAAGTCTTTCAACTGCTTCCACTCCTCTTCAGTATCTTCTATTCCTCGCAAAGAGTAAGTGTTACTGATGGTCATCTGTAGCTTTAACAGCCACATTGGTTTGTCGTTCGGACATACTGACTTGTATCTTAACATTTCCATAACTATTCTTTTGAAGCTTTCCACTCAACATTAATCACTGCATCAAGCCGTCCGCTGCCTTTACACACGGGGCATCCTTGCTTGTAGCGTTCACGATAGCAGTTTTCCTGCCAGTGGTATCCGTTGCCTTGGCAATAGGTGCACACGTGCCCACGGCTCAAAAAGCGCTCTCCCATGCGCCCTCCTGGGCTCAACAGCCCTGGAGCAATCTCAATGATTCGTCTTTCCTTGCTCATCTTAATATTAATATCTAAAATTTGTAAAATGAATGATTGCCAACGGATTTGATAAATCATAGTTTCTGAACCACGCTTTCCAATCTTTGAAAGAAAGGCCGTCATTTTTTGCAAACATGTATCTATCCATCGATTTGAATTCGTTACCTGACCCATATTCAATAACAGGTAGCATGATATTATTGTCGATAAATATTAGTTTCTGAATACCGACACCCTCATTTGCAGTCAGCTGTGTAATTTCAACCTGTTTGCTCTTATACGGTTCGCCCACCCATTGCCGGATAGACAATACACCTTTACCTGCTTGTATTTCTGCAATACGCTGTTCCCATAGAGAATAAGTTGCACGAATAGTATGCAGTTTGCTTATACCGAGCTTCTCCTTAAAAAAGGTTTGTTCTCCAGCATGGAGATGTCCCTTTGGAAAGGTTTTTGATAACATTAAAATATAAGTATTCATTTGTCTATTGTATTACTAATTGCACATTGAAATGAAACTCACGGCACAGCCGTATTATCTGCTTTATCTTGAACGGCTCGCCACCCACGCCGAAGAAGATAACGCGTTCGCAGGTATTGGCCTGTACGCCCTTTTTTCGTAG